GTAAATGAAGATGAAGGTGTTTGTTATAGAGCAACATTCATCTTTGATAAAGATAGAGTAATTCAACATGTTTCAGTGAATGCACTTGATACAGGTAGGAATGCTCAAGAAGTACTTAGAACTCTGAAAGCGTTACAAGCAGGTGGCCTAACAGGTTGCGCTTGGGACGAAGGAGATGAATTCGTTGGTTGATTCAGAAGTAAAAGAAAAAATAATGACTAAGAAAAGATTTTCTACTGCGGTAGAAAACTTAGTCGCCACAGGGAATATGAGTTATATTGACGCAGCTTCCCATGTGGTAGAACAAAGAGGTTTGGATTACAAGAGTATGAAAAGATTATTGACTGATTCTCTGAAAGCAAAGATAGAAGCAGAAGCTACTAACTTAAATCTTTTAAGAGTAAAGAAAGGAAATAAACTTCCAATATGAAAGACCCATTTGAATCTTATAAATTATATAATGCATTAAAACTACATTTTGAAACAGATGGTTATGATGCAATTAAATATAACTTTAAGACTTCAATAAAACCTCAATCGTTTTTTAAAAGAAAAGATAAATACTTTTTTGCTAAAATAGCAAATACATATGAAAACCTTATGGACTTCTATGTAGCTAACTTTAAGAATGATGTAAAATATGTAGGTGATATGCTCAACGAAGGTGGAGAAAAATATTACCGAGAGCACAAAAAAGTTATGGAAAGTTTATCGTATACCTTTGAAAACGATATAAATAAATTAGCAGAGGATAATCAGTTTGACTCTTTATTGGAAGCAAACAATAATGAGCATCCTTTGATAATACAGTTATGGATGCAAGATGAAATACAATTGGAAACAGTTGTGATCATTGACTCCATAACTGGGTTTATGGATAGAGAATCCAAGAAGATATCAGAAACAATTATTTGGCCTGATATCTATCGAAAGATTACTAAATATAAACCATTCGTAAAGTTCGATAAAACAAAATGTGTAAATGTTTTGAAAAAGGCCTTTACAAACACATGAAAATGTGGTATAATAGTATTATAAATTGTTTTTGTTATGTATAAAGTGGATAATTCAGTAAATATAGGAGAAAGATAAATGTCTTTAGAAAACTTAAAGAGCATGCGAGGCTCATCAATCGATAAACTCGTAAAGGCGGCGGAAGCTGTATCCACAACTAAACCAGAAACTACTTCTTATGAAGATAATAGATTCTGGAAACCTACCAGAGATAAAGCAGGGAATGGATTCGCTGTGATTAGGTTCTTACCAGCAAAAGAAGGTGAAGATCTTCCTTGGGTAAGATACTGGGATCACGGGTTCAAAGGACCTACTGGTCTATGGTATATAGAAAACTCATTAACGTCTATTGGACAACAAGACCCTGTTTCAGAAATGAATTCAGTGTTATGGAATACTGGTAGAGATGAGGATAAAGCAATCGCTAGGGAAAGAAAAAGAAGGTTACACTATGTGTCAAACGTTCTTGTAGTATCTGACCCAGCTAATCCGGAAAATGAAGGAAAAGTATTCCTTTATAAATTTGGTAAAAAAATCTTTGATAAAATCATGGATGTTATGCAACCACAATTTGCCGATGAACAACCAGTAAATCCTTATGATTTCTGGGAAGGCGCTGATTTCAAAATTAAAATCAGAAAAGTTGAAGGTTGGGTAAACTATGATAAGTCAGAGTTTGCAAGTGTTTCACAACTACATGGTGGTGACGAAACAAGATTGCAAGAAACATATGAACAACTATATTCATTAACAGAGTTTACAGACTCTGCGAATTATAAATCATATGATGAGTTAAAGCTCAAACTTAATAGAGTACTAGGTGTCGAAGCTGGTTCACCAGTTGCCGAAGCTCCAGTAATGGACTCAGTGGAAGCTACTGAAACACCATTTGCTGATGCTCCTTCTCCTGCACCGACTGCAGACAAAGAAGAGGAAGATACATTAAGTTATTTTGCTAAGTTAGCTCAAGAGTAGTCCGAAGGGGCCAGGCCGGTAATACTGCAGTATACGCGG